GAGTCAAAAAAGGGTTCAGCGTTTCCGCTAACCACGATCTCAAAGTCTGCATCGGTTACGTTTCTTTTAAGTAGTGTTACAATGTCGATAATAATCCCTGCTGTGTCAGATAGCACTTCAATCGTGTTAGAACTGCTTTCAAATTGTCTGTCCATCACAAGCATGGAGAAATCATAGTTGACCGCCTTCTGCTCAGTGTTAAACGTGAAGCCATTTGGAACTAACCATACAAGAGGGTAGTATTTAACTTCATCAACAGCGAAGTCAAACTCTGCCCCCACTGCGAACTTTCCCACCATCTTGTGGCTTTCCGCTTGGGTTTTTATCTTTTCGATGATTTGGTTGAGCGTCATATTTTTTAAGCTTGGCTTCGTTTTTTAGCCTCCATTTATTTTTTGTAGTCATCAGGGAAGTCATAATTGTAGAAGCAGTCATCATCCGTACCCGGTAGATACATTCCTCCAAAATAAGCCGTGTTCTGTGGGCGTATTACATCAAAGCCAGTACCAGGATTCAGATACTTCGGATAAATTGTTGGATTCTCTTTCAAGAAATCTCTCAATCGCTCAGCATAGTATTCTGCTTTGTCTCTGTAACGTTGCTCTATCTGTGTCAATTCACCTGTTGTTATAGGTGTTGCGTTTTCACTATTGCGAGAAGCTACTGACTTATTCATGAACTTGAACGTCATTGGAAGCATCGACTCAGTTAGTGAGTAGTATTTCAAGCAAGGTGCAATGTAACTATCAAGTAAAGTAGTGTTATCGCTTGTTAGTGTACCATTGTAGGCTTGGTCTTGCAGCTCGTCGTATATACCCGACCCAATCACATCACGAATGTAAATCTCCTGAGCCTCTTTAATTGCTGCTTTGAGAAGCTTATCATCTAAGTTCTCGTTGATTGGGGTGTTATCCTTTAAGTAGGTAACGGATACAAAATATACAAAGTTAGCCATTGATTCTTCTTCTTAATAATTGTGGTTGCCAAATGTGTCTGCAATATGGAACGTGAGTTGTTGTGCCTTTAATGGTCATCCATCCGCCTCGTCTTTTCCAAGCCGAATAACCAGGGTCATTGTACTCCCTTGCAAGTATCACAGATATTTGGTCGATTTCTTCTCTTGTATAAACTCGGTTAAGTCTAATCATCCTCTGACAGAAATCTCTTGATGTAGGTATCAAATCGCCTCCGCTTATACCTGGAGCTTTCTCGTAAGTGTAACGAGTCACAATCTCCGTTCCAACATTGGAATTTTCAAGAGTGGTTGTTCCCTCAGGTGTTATTCTAAAACCATCGTCAACAGATTCAATCAAGCCCCTCTGTGCCATATCATCTACTTCCCTCATTATCTCCTCCACAGGCTTTTTAATGTTGTTTGAGAGCGTTTCTAAGGTGATACCCTCGTTACTATACAACCACTGCAAAATCATCGCTTGTAGAGCATCTCCGAACTCCAAAGGTACTGACTCAAAATTGTCAGCATCTTCACCGAACTCAGCAAAGACTTTTAAATCTTTGTCATCATCCCATCCGAAAGGATTATCACAACTTTCACATTTTACTTGTTCAGACATTGCTGTTGTGGCTGACATACCTAACTCTATTCTTGCCTCATCTCTGTCAATGATGCCTTTCTCAAATAACTCAACGTAATCAAGTCCTATCGGTGGCTTGTTCTTAGTTTTAAGCTTGACAGGTGAAATGTATTTAAAAATAGAACTCAAGGCTCTATCCATCTGATTCTGTCTTGGCTCAATGTAGGAAGTTTGAAACGCCTCAAACGCTTCTATTAACTCGTTACGCCCTCCTAACTGTCCCTCTGTCTTTATACCGAAAAGCATCGGAGAAGTAACTCGGTGAGCCATCAAAATCTCCTCTTGTACGGTGTTGTTAAGAATGTCAAACTGCTTGTCAAAGTCTGAAGGTGCAAGGTTGTTGACTACTGAAGGAGTTTCGTTCGGATCGTTGAACTGAATGATAATACTTCCAGCGTTGTCTGTTCCTGTGAAATTATCTTTAAATCTACGGATTGTTTGTCTACTCTCTTCAGGAGTTGGCACCCCCTTGAATAATTGGAGTAAGGTCTGAGCAGAAAATCCCGATTTGATTGAGTTCAAATGGAAGTTGGCAATCTCTGTGTCAATCTCGATGTATTTAAGAGCTGATTGATATGGTGCTGTTGGATATTCGCCACATCCTGCTTTGTACATCTTGAAATAATAGACCTGCTTAGATTCTCTGGTATTGGGATTCCAAGCGTAATAATGGTCAGGCTTTACTTTTCTATCACTCCAATCCTCAGCATATAGATAGTGACCATCTAACGAGTGACGTACATTCTGAAACGGCAAGTGATAAATCTCAGCTATTTTAGTTTTGGCTTTGTTCCAAATAATCTCAAGAGCGAAACCATCAAACAACTCTAAATCTTGAGCAATCTTGTTTTTAAGGCTGTCAAAGTCCTCGTAAGCGTTGATTGAATCAAGAGCGTCGTTTGCCTTTGCAACATCCTCTGTGTTGTATGCGATTATCTCGGTTTTATCACCGGCTATGAAGTCTGCTTTCTGAGTAACAATCGCCCCGTGTTTTGGTGAGCTGTTAAACAAGTCAATCAACATTTGTGGGTAAGCGTTATCCTGCCCATAAGTCAAGAAGCCTTTTGCTTTGTTCTCCTTGAAAATGGGTATTTTGCTCTCCGCAAAGTTGATCCGTATGAAGTTATTTTCCATCTTTTTTATCTTTTGCAAATATTGACCCAACACCAGCGACGATGAACGCCCCTGCTTCGGTTAGTGTTGCCTTGTTTATTCCTACTAATATGAGCGAACCTGTCACGAGTAGAACACCCAATGCCGTTGTTTTCCAATTCTTAAATATTCTTTCAATCATTTCCCAAAGTGTTTATCCAAAAGTGAGTCGTTTATATCGTGTAGTCGCTTGAGTTCTATCATCGCTGAATCGTGCATCTTCTGACTCTCCTCCATTTGCTCCGCCACTTCATCCTCAATCGTTGGTCTGTCTGTTGACAATGCCAATATCACAGCGAGTATTCCTAAAATTGCTAAGCCTTTCATATCTTTCCTAATTCTTTGTAGATTTTGATTTCAGTCACCAATGCTGAACATAACGAATCTTGTGTCTTGAGCATAGCCGACATTTTAGCCAATTGCATTTCACACCTCACCAATCGCTTTTCACATTGAGCAGTTGCAACATAACTCTGACGCTCCGCCCTGATGTATAGGGCAGTCATTGCAAATATCATCGCATACATTAACGCCTTCTGTGGCTCTTTTTTGAATTGCTCAAAACTCAATCTCATATTTCTTCGTGTGGTGTTATCGTTATATCGCTTGGCTCACCCAATACCGCTTCTAATCCTTCAACGTGACAAATGTAATAAAAGCCATCAAGTTCTGAATAGTTGTAGTCTACCCAATAGATAGTCACATCATTAGGTCTAATTGGATAGCCTTTATAATCTGCCGCTTGTTGTCTTGCGTTGATTGCTTCTTGTTCGATTGTGTATGTGTAGCCTATCATGAATATATAGAGTAAAAGTCGTTTATGTTGGTTTCAATGCCCGTGCGGTTGGAGGATTGGTCGGATGGGTAGTAAATTAATTCGCTTAAATTCATAGGCATATATTGGGCAAGGCCTCTTCCTATGTTAAATACATTAGAAGTATTTGCAATAGTTCCTAATGCACTTGTATAGTTAATTTTATTATCTCCATTTACATCTACTCTGTCAACTGTATTGTTTTTGTACAAACTAAGTAAACGCATAGAAGTAGAAGATGTGATTGTCGTGGATTGTTCATTTCCAGACTGTCCAGTACCAAATCTAAAAGCTACTTGCGTTTGTGTGAGCGAATTATGTATTTGACCCCAACTACCAGTTTCTGCCATCCAAAAAATTGCCTTGTTCGTGTTTCCAGCATAAACAGTATTGGTTGTTTGTACAACCGTAAAGAAATATAGATTCGATAATCCATTTACATCTAAAACGCTTCCAGTAAATAAATAGTCATCAGTACCATCAAAAGACAAAGTTGGTTCGCCATTCTCTAAAATCACACTCCCACTTGTAACAATCTGAGGTTGATTTGCGTCAGTTGTTTGTGTTGCATCATATCCGTTGCCCGATTGGTCGTACCAAGTAGTGACAAAAGCATCTAATCCACCCGTACAATATCCCTCAAGAGTTGACGTGTCTAACTCTCCATTAACAAAACCTATATCATAAGTGGGTTGCCCCGTTGTGTTTACTCTGACCTGAATAGCATCTCCTGTGTAGGTGCTACTTAACTGACGCAAGGAATAAGCAGCCCCTGCGTTTGGGTAAAAATCAAGTAGTCCTGTAAAACCAAAATCCTGACTCCCTATCAACCCCAACTGAGTAGGCAATTGCCCAGCGTATAATTTATCGCCAAACAGTTTCTCGTTAAATCCTCTGAATATCCCGAAATCAGGCATTTAGTAATCTCCTTTTATTGCAAAAATGTTAACTCCGTCTGTTTGTGCAACCGTGATTCCTACTAATACCTTCTGACCGCTTTTGAGTTGCAAGTCACTATATGCCGTCACTTGTCGCTGAGATGTTGTTGTCGTTCCTGCCGTAATAGCCTCCATTGCAATCTCATCGTATAACTTAGGATTTGCCCCTGCTGTATCAGTGATAAAAATCAAAACAGCGTGAGCCGTGTTATCTCCTCCGACCTTTGCCCCTATTTGAGTGATTTTAGTGCCGTCTGTGGAAGCCGTTAGTAGTTCCGATAGGTTAGCCGTCGTTGCTCCTGTTCTGTCCGTTGTCGCAGCCGTTACCGTAACGATTGCCGTTTCAGGTGTGAGTGCGAATATGGGTGATGTGAGATCGG